CAACGAAGACAAGACTGCGTGGGCTACTTACAGACAAGAACTACGTGGTCTTACTGATTTAGACGCATGGCCTAACCTAGCAGATGATGATTGGCCTGTAGAACCTTAAAGGAACTAACATGGCTAAACAAGCACTAGACCAGATCAGACAAGCCGCTGAGAATGATCTAGAGTTCTTCATACAGCTAGTAGCTCCTCAACAATTACTAGGTGACTGTCACAAAGAAGTTATAGAGTGGTGGACAAGAGAGGACGCTAGAAACTATCAGTTACTTTTGTTTCCACGAGATCACGGTAAGTCAAGACTTATAGCTTACAGGGTAGCGTGGGAACTAACCAAAGACCCAACCTTACGTGTGTTGTATATATCAGCTACAGCTAACCTCGCAGAGAAACAACTTAGTTTTATAAAAGGTATCTTGACATCTGAGATATACAGACGGTACTGGCCTGAACACGTAAACCAAGAAGAAGGTAAACGATCAAGGTGGACTAACTCAGAGATTAGTTTAGATCACCCACTACGTAAAGAAGAGAATGTTCGTGATCCAAGTATATTCACAGGTGGACTTACTACATCACTGACAGGTTTGCACTGTGACATAGCTGTACTAGATGATGTTGTAGTTGCTGAGAATGCTTTGACATCTGAGGGTAGATCGAAAGTAGCAAGTCAATACTCACTACTATCATCTATCGAAGGTGCTGACGCTAGAGAGTGGGTTGTAGGTACGAGGTATCACAGTAAAGACTTATACAACGACTTGATGGAAATGAAAGAAGTTCTCTACGATGATGAAGGAGAACAAACAGGTGAAGATAACATATACGAAATCTTAGAGAAACCTGTAGAAGATCAAGGTGACGGTACTGGACAGTTCTTGTGGCCTAAACAACAACGTAAAGACGGTAAGTGGTTTGGGTTTGACATTGCTACGTTAGCTAAGAAACGTGGTAAGTACTTAGACAAAGGACAGTTTAAAGCACAGTACTACAATGATCCAAGTGATCCTGACAATATACCAGTATCAAGAGACAAGATACAATACTTTGACAGGAAACATCTACACTTAGATAACGGTCACTGGCACTATAAAGATAGTAAACTAAATCTATTTGGAGCTATCGACTTCGCATTTAGTTTGAGATCAAAGGCTGACTACACTGCACTCGTTCTCATAGGTGTTGACTCAGAAAACAACGTATACGTTTTAGACATTGACAGGTTCAGGACTGATCGTATATCTGAGTACTTCGATCATATCTTTGAGTTACATAACAAGTGGTCTTTCAGAAAGCTAAGAGCAGAAGTTACTGTAGCTCAGATGGCAATCGTTAAACAACTAAAAGATTTAATTAAACAACATGGTCTAGCACTAAGCATTGATGAGTTCAGACCTAACAAACAACAAGGTAATAAACAAGAGCGTATTGCTTCGGTTCTAGAACCTAGATACGATAATCTTCAAATGTGGCATTATCGTGGTGGTAACACTCAGTACTTGGAAGACGAACTGTCTACACGTAACCCCCCACATGATGACGTAATTGACGCTCTAGCATCTGCAGTTGATATGGCTGTACGTCCAACACGTAACCTTAACAGGAAACGAGAGAATAACATTGTCTGGGCGAATAGCCGTTTCAGAGCAGGGAGTAGGTAATGAAAACTATTGATATTGAAAATCTTATCGATCCAGATAACCTTGCCGTAGAGATCGCAGACAAGTGGAGACTATGGCATCAGTTACGTCACCATTGGGTTGAAGGTACTAAAGAGTTACGTAACTACCTTTACGCTACCGATACAACCACAACAGCTAACGCAATCCTTCCTTGGTCTAATACAACGACTACACCAAAGATAACACAGATTGCAGATAACCTTCACGCTAACTACTTTGCTACTATGTTTCCACAACAGAAGTGGATGAAGTGGGAAGCAGATACTCGTGACTCAGCACGTAAAGAAAAACGTGAAGTCATTCAGGCTTACATGGATAACAAGGTAAGTCAGTCTAACTTTGTTACAACAGTGTCTGATATTATACAGGATTGGATTCTGTATGGTAACTGTTTCGGAATGGTAGAATGGCAAGAAGGTTTTACAACCAAAGAGTCTGGAGAGTTTATACCTTCTTATGTAGGACCAAAGCTAAAAAGAATATCTCCTTACGATATTTGTTTTAATCCTACGGCTGCATCGTTTGATGATTCACCAAAGATAATCAAAAGCATTAAGTCTTTAGGTGAGATCAAGCGTATGATAGATGCTGATCCAAACAATGATTATCTAAACGGTGTATTCGAAAAGATGATGTCTGCTCGTAAGAATGTACGAGGAACAGATGGTCACTTCGAGAAAGCTGAAGGTTTTATTGCTGATGGTTTTACAAGCATAGAGCAATACTACGAATCAGACTACGTAGAGATTATGACATTCTACGGTGACATCTATGATCAAGAGTCTGGTGAGTTAATGTCAGACCGTGTGATTACTATCGTAGATCGTGCTCACGTACTAGACAATCAAGAGAATCCATCATGGATGGGCAAGGCTCCTATCTTTCATAGTGGGTGGCGTAACCGTCCAGACAACCTATACGCAATGGGTCCACTAGATAATCTTGTAGGAATGCAGTACAGGATTGATCACCTAGAGAATCTCAAGGCAGATGTCTTTGATCAGATCGCATACCCAATACTAAAAGTAAAAGGTGATGTAGAAGACTTCGACTTCGAGCCTGGAGCTAGAATCTACATGGGTGAGGAAGGTGATGTAGGGTACATGGCTCCTGATGCTACTGCACTAAATGCAGACCTACAGATTCAAGTCTTAGAGAATAAGATGGAAGAAATGGCAGGTGCTCCTAGACAAGCTATGGGTATCCGTACTCCAGGAGAGAAGACTGCCTTCGAAGTACAGACACTACAGAACTCAGCGTCACGTATCTTCGAACACAAGGCTGCACACTTCGAGCGTACATTCATAGAACCTATATTGAATACTATGCTTGAGATGGCTAGACGTTATATGAATAGGTCTGACACTATTCGTATACTAGATGAAGAACAAGGCTTTACGAAGTTTATGGATATAAGCCGTGAAGACATCACATCTAGTGGTAAGATTGTACCAGTAGGGGCAAGGCATTTTGCTGAACGTGCTCGAAGACTGCAGAACCTAATTCAAATGGCTGCAGTAAAAGCACAAGACCCAACTGTTGCACCGCACTTGTCAGGTAAAGAACTTGCTCGTATCATTGCCTACGAACTTGGTGAACCTACCTTGTTTGCAGAAAATGTTGCAGTAAATGAGCAGATGGAAACACAATCTAAAGTTCAAGACCTACAAGCTGCAAATGAAGAAAGACTAATGGAAGCATCAGAAATGGGGATTTGATATGCCAGGAAAAGGTCAACTATATAAGAAGAAGGCTCCTAAAGCACCTATGCCTAAGAAGAAGCCTATGTCAAAGAAAAAGAAGGTAATGAAATAAATGCACTCAGCTTGGACCAAAGGTCTAAAGGGTGAGGATAAGAACAAACGCATCGAAGAGATTATGTACTACAAGAATGCCTTCGATGATTTACAAGATGTCATTGAGCAGACACTATTCAAGAAAGATTCTGTTCGTGATTATGGCCCTGGATGGGCTGAAAAACAGATTGCCGTCAATGAGTACAATGCTGCTCTTGAGGACATTCTAAAACTAATAGACCTCAACCGTAAGGATCGATTACAATAATGTCAATATTTGATGAAGCAAAGTCTGGAGATGCCCAACCACAGGAAGCTCAGACTACACCAGAGCAGACGCAACAAGAGGAACAACCAAAAGATTCTTACTTGCAAAAGCTCGTAGAGACAAGGGGCGATAACTGGAAAGACCCTGAAGTTCTTGCTAAAGGTAAACTTGAAGCTGATGAGCATATCAAGAACCTTGAGACTCAACTCACACAAATGCGAGAAGACCTCAGTAAGCAAGACTATGCAGCTCAGTTGTTGCAACAACTAGAGGATAAGGCTTCGGCTCCCACCAACGAAAACCCTCTAGCGTCCAATAACAATAATAACGGTGGCACTAATACTGAAGGTAACACCAACCTTGCAGTGAGTGAGGATGATCTAAAAAGCCTTGTTGAAAAAACTCTAACAGAACGTGAGACTCAAGCTACTGTTCAACAGAATATTGCTACTGTTGATGCTACGTTGCAAGAGACATATGGTACTGAGGCACGTAACGTACTAGTCAGTAAGTCGCAAGAACTTGGGATTAGTGTGGAGCGTATGCAAGATTTAGCAGCCGAATCACCATCAGCGTTCTTTGCTTTGATTGGCGAGAAACAACAGACATTCAAACCCATTACTCAGGGGTCTGTTCGCACAGAGGCTGTTGGAGTTAAAGCTAACGCAGAACGTGATTTTAAATATTATCAAACTATGCGTAGAGAAAACCGTAGCTTATACTACACACCAAAGATACAACAACAGATGATGGAAGATCGTCAACGTCTAGGTGATAAGTTCGGTGTTTAATCAACATAACTTTAATAAAGGAGATGCAGTATGTCTATGACAACTGGTAACGTGTCTCTCTTAACTCGCTCAGAGGTATGGTCTGGTGAGCTAAAAGAGATTCTGCGTGACGAGATGATGGCACAGCGTTATGTCCGTATGCTAGAAGGTTTTCCTGATGGCGATACGTTCAAGATACCATCAATCGGTCAGGCACAAGTGGACAACTATGCTGAAGACACAGCGGTTCAGTATCGTCCATTGGATACAGGTCAATTCACATTCAGTGTTGACAAGTATCTATCATCAGCTACTTATATCACTAAGAAAGCTAAACAAGACATGTTCTACATGAACGAAATGGTTTCTCGTTTTGTTCCAGAACAAGAACGTGCTATTATGGCACACTTCGAAACAACGACTATGGCTGCTCCCGAAGCAGGTGTATCAGCAAACTCCAACGAGACAATCGATGGTGTAGAGCACAGATACGCTGCAGGAGGAACTGGTGCGGTTATCACACTTGAGGACTTCGCTCGTGCTCGACACGCTCTGAAGAAATCAAATGTACCTGATCGTAACCTAGTTGCTATCGTTGATCCATCAGTAGAGTACACATTGAATACTCTAACAAACCTAACAAACGTGTCAAACAACCCACGCTTCGAAGGTATTGTACGTGATGGTATTGCGACAGGTATGCAATTCGTTGCAAACGTGTATGGTTTTGACGTGTACTGCTCGAACTATCTAGCTGACGTTACTGACAGTGCGTTGCCTACATCAGCAAATGCTAATGTGGACTTCTCATCTGTTAATGGTAAGGCTAACTTGTTCTTCTCTGCAGACCCAAGTGCTTCCCCATTAGTGGGCGCATGGCGGCAAATGCCAGAAGTGGACTACGATTACAACAAAGACTTCCAACGTGATGAGTTTGTAACTACTGCTCGTTACGGTGTCAAGTTGTACCGTCCAGAGAACATGGTTCGCGTTGTATCTAAAACTAACGTCTAATTAAGATAAGGAGAAAGATACATGTCTTACAATAATGACGATGGCCTACGTGTCATCACAGGTCTTGACCAAGGTGCTGCAGTTGATGCAGGTACTACAACCAAGTCCGAAGTAAAAACCCTTGTAATTGATATTGCAGATGCTACAGAACTAGGTTCTTCAGCGGCAACACCTGCAGCGAATGATCCATTCATTCCTGCTAACTCTTACATCACAGGTGCTCACCTAATGGTGACTACTGCTTTTACTTCAGGTGGTTCTGCAACCTTGGGAATCGGTGCGTATAACTCTGCAGGTTCTGCTATTGATGCTGATGGTATCGATGCAACCATTGCACTTTCAGCCATTAACGCTACAACTAAGGCAGTCGCTTGTGACGGTGCTTTAGTAGGTGGTGCAGTAATGACTGGTGCTGCAGACGCATACATCAAAGCTAACTACGGAACGGCTGCATTTACTGCAGGTGCTGCTAAGTTAGTTATTACTTACATCGAAACTTAATACTAACAGGTAGCTCCTTCGGGGGCTACCTTCTTTTATGCTCTTGAGGAATTTATAATATGGCAAACGTAAACCATTCAGCACTTTCAGACCCTTATCTTCACGAGCCAAAGGGTGTAGCTGCAGCTAGTTCAGGAGATGTTTATCTAGCAAACGGATCAGGATCAGGAACATGGACTTCAAGACAGTCTATGCTTACTGTTCACTTTTCTGATATATCTAGTGCAAGTAATATATACGTACCTATGCCGTATGCAGGTACTGTAACAAAGATACAAAGTGTTTTAAGTGGAGCAATATCAGGTTCAGATACAACATTTACAGTAACCAATTCTGCAGGTTCTTCGATGGGTGTGTTAACTGTAACTCAATCAGGTTCGGCTGCAGGAGACGTAGACACATTAGCTCCATCGTCTAACAATACAGTAACTGCAGGTAGTTTTATAAAAATAGCCTGTAACGGTGGCGCAACTTCACACAAAGATTGTGTAATAGTTGTTTGTGTGGATGGATCATAATGAAAAGAACACTCCTACAAATAGTACAGAACATCTTATCGGATATGGATTCCGAAGATGTAAACAGCATCAGTGATTCTATAGAAGCAGAACAAATTGCATCTGTAGTACGTGATGTTTATCTTAACATGGTATCTACAAGAATGATACCAGAACACCAAGAATTAATGAAGCTTGTAAGTTTATCAGACTCTACAAGACCTACACACTTTCAAGTACCAGAAAGCGTAAAAAGAATAGATTTAATTAGATATAATGTCAAAGCAACTTCAGGTAATGAGTTCAGAGAAATAGAATACATTGAACCTCTAACATTTCTAACATTAAACAATGAAGGTGATGATGTAATAGTTGTTAATGACGTAAACGGAAGTACACCTATACTAATCCGTAACGATAAGATGCCTAACTTCTATACATCCTTCGATGACCTTCATATCGTAATGGACTCATACGACAGTGCAGTTGATCAGATACTAGCAGAATCTAAGACACAAGCACTAGGACACAAGGTTCCTACATTTACAATAAGTGATAACTTCACACCTGACATTGATGCAGTGTTGTTTCCGTATCTAATTGCTGAAGCTAAGTCTACATGCTTCTCTTTATTTAAGAGTGGTGTAGATCAGAAGATAGAACAAGCTGCACGTAGGCAGAAGTCTTATATGCAAAGTGATATGTACAGAGTAAAGAAAGAAAACAAAAGGCCGTACTATGGTAGACGTTAACTTCGAGATTAATTACGACAGTAAAACACTGAAGGCTACATGTCCAGAAAAACTAGTTACTCCTATCCATGTAAGAAAATCACCAGATGGCTTTATATTCTTCGAGGTCCATGTAGAAAAAGGCAAGGTTCCAGGAG